GTAATATATAAGACCATATAATGATTAATAGTGAACACAATAACACACAAGACACATACGGAGATATACATGTCAGATTTTAAAACAATGAAAAAGTCCTCCTCGGACATTTCCCGCCTAACTAAAGAAATAGAAAAACTAAATTCCCCAAATTCAAATGAAGATGAAAGGTTTTGGCAACCACAAGTTGACAAGGCTGGTAATGGTTCGGCTATTATTCGATTTCTTCCAGCACCCGCTGTAGATGGTGATGATGCCCTTCCTTGGGTAAGAGTTTTCCGACACGCCTTCAAAGGTCCAACCGGAAAGTGGTATTTCGAAAATTCCCTTACAACCTTAAATCAAAACGATCCTGTCTCGGAGTTCAATTCTGGACTTTGGAATAAGAGTGATGATGATAAGGGTCCCGAGAGAACACAAGCTCGAATCCAAAAAAGGAAGTTGGAATATATTTCCAACATTCTGGTGGTTTCTGATCCTAAGGCTCCAGGAAATGAAGGAAAGGTTTTTCTTTATAAGTATGGTGCAAGAATTTTTGATAAGATTCAAAAGGCTATGGTACCTGATATTGATGATGGTATTCCTGAGGATGAATGGCCAGAACCAATCAAGGTCTTTGATTTTTGGGAAGGTGCTAACTTTAGATTAACAGCACGCCAAAAGGATGGATATCGAAATTATGATGATTCAACCTTTACAGCCGTGAAGCCTGTACCTGGTACTGATGCCGATCTGGAGAAGATTTGGAAAGCCGAATATTCTCTCCAAGCATTTGTAGCTCCTGATCAATTCAAAAGTTATGATGTACTTAAGGCTAAGTTTCTGGAAGTTATGGGCGAAGGTCCTGGACAACCAACCTCGGGTCGGGTTGAACATGCACGTAAGACTGCGGATGAACCAAGACAAGATCCTACCGTTACTATTGATCCTATTGATGAAGATGATCCTGATTTGAAATTCTTTACCGATTTAGCAGAGAACGATTAATCCAAATTCTATTTAATTGAGTTGAACTGACCCGCTTTCGAGCGGGTCTTTTTTTATGTATCAAGTCCGGATGTTATTTTATTGAGACCTGTTGTTGCTCTTTGCATTGCAATTGAATTAGTCGGAGAAGAAATTGCTTGGGAGGAAACAATTTGGAGATTATTCCCTGAAGGTTGAACAGATGGAGCCGGAGGTTGGCTATTCATAGGACCGGCCATTGTTTGATTTGACGCTTGAACCTGATTCACCGAAGGTTGTGTTGTTTGTACTATAGCAGGTGAATTTGTGTTGGCTATAGGTATGGGGGTATCAGGAACCATCATTTTGGTTGGAGCCGATGGAACCAAAGCCGCGGTCGTAGGATTGGCCGAGAGTGGTCCTGAACCAGTATTTTGTTCAGGAATAGAAGTCAGCATATCCGGATATTGTTTTACCAAAGTTTTATATGCGGAAGTTGTTGGATCAACTCCTGTTACTTTATTGGTCTTGGGATCATATTTTACTCCCGGAGGCAAACTCTTCGCGAAATCAGGCAAACTAAGAATTTGATCATCCGAAGCAAGATGAGCTAGAACATTATTTTTATAAGCATCCGAACTCTTGATAACCTTGAGGGCTTCTTCCTTGTTCAAGGTATATTCTTGGGGGGATTTCCGTTGACTAGGAGGTTGGATAGCCTCGACCGTTTGGTCAGATTGTTTATTAAGAGCTTCAAGAGCTTGCATCCAGTCGTGGAAACCTTGGGCATTGTCGGGATAGTCTGTGCGTGAAATAAATTTATTTCCGTCGGTAGGGGTAGAGGAAGTTAAAGTAGCTGACTTGGCCGACGCCACTTGAGTTGAGGGTGGATTTATTAACTGATCTGTTGTTGCAGTCCTGAAAGATACAAAATCATCAATAGGAACCGGTTTCTCTGAGACTAATGTAGGAGAATTTTCTCCGGGTTTACTACCTTGGTTTCCTCCTAAAAGTTGAACATAGGTCTTTCCATCCTTACCTGTAAATACAGATTCAACCATACCAACGTGGCCAGGAAGAACTCCTATATCTCCTGGTTTAAGCTCAGTTGGTTTTACTGATTGGCCCCATTTATTAAAATCAGGAGCCCATAACGTTCCTGTGCCTTTTATTCCTGCCTTTTCAAGCGAAGAGTTCATAAAAGCAGCACACCACGCAACCTCTGATGGATTTAAATTATTCCATCCTTTGCCAGTATTTAAATATTTTGTTATTTTATCAGTATCAGTACGTTCATCGGATCCAAGCATTGTTTTTGCATAGTCCATTGGACTTTTACCTGTTTGGTCAGTATATGCACTCATATCTAGAGCCGAAACAACAGAACTTCCATGACTCGAACTCATTAATCCTTGAACTTTATTACCATCTTGTGTTGTGGATTTGGGAGGTATAATTGGCGCGGCCGACGCGTCTGAGATGGCTGAAATTCCAATTGGTTTGGAATCGGATGTAATACCAGCATATGGATCACCTTTCCATCCTTGCCAGTCGGACCATCCGTGTTTAGCGGCATGATCAAGGGAAAAATCTATCTGTTGTTGAGTCGTTTGAGGATTTCTTGGATCAAGACCTGTTTGGTTTTGGAAATCTTTTCCTAAACCTTTTCCCATATATAATTGGTATGGGCCCCAAGAATCACCATGGCCATCATATTCTTGAATCCTAGGATCATGAATAGCAGTTTGTCTTCCAGGTCCTATAGCTACCGTATTTAACCCCTCAGATTCGGCCACTTGAATTGCTATATCAGGATCAATCCCCCGAGAAATTGCAGCTTTTCTAATATAATCTCTAATTTCTTGCTCCGACATATTTGGTTTGCCTGAAGTAGTAGGAGAAGATGATGGATTTTTTGTTCCTGTTGGATTCAAAGGACTCATAAAACCGGAAGAATCCTTTTTTCCTGTCGGATTCAAAGGACTCATAAACGTTGTCTTAGGGGGATCGGTTTTGGGGTTTAGGATGGTCGGATCAATACCAGCTTTTTGAAGAATAGGTACATCCGAAGGTAAAACACTTGGTAAATCTTGTGTAGAAACAGGCGCAACACCGAGAGAAGCTACATCCTTATAATATTTCGGAAAAAGTGAAGCTCTTTGAGATGGCGTCAAAGCAGCCGCAAAAATATTAGCTAATCCGGATTGAGCAAATCGTTCCCTAGGTCCAATAGGAATCGATGCAATCTGCTTATAACTAATAGTCATTTGGTCTGTAGTGAGTGTCATTTTACCTTATGGCCCATTTTGGTATCCCGAGCCTGTTCTTTTTGTTTACGGATGACTTCTTTAATTAAATCGATATGAATTGATCTTTCCCAGGGCAACATATTTTCTATATCAACTAGGGTATATTTGTGGTATTGGTGGAGATTAAAATTACTCTCATAATGGTTTTTCAATGTATCATGGCCAAGAAGTATTAAAAAAAACTTGTGAAATCCTTGTACTTAATTTCATGAACAAATCCACACTTTGGACAGGCTTGCTTTTGTTCAATCTGGAATGTCGGAAAATTATCTACCCACTTTTCTAGAACATCAAATTGGCTCTTGGTTAAATTATCAATGAAGGTATCTAATTCACCATCCGGCAAATCTTTGACAAATTGCACATTTTCCTTATCAAAGAGAGATTCAATAGAGGCCTTGATAATCACTAGCTTCCTCTCAAGAGCATTAAGGTGTTCGGTTGATTTCATTTCAATATAAGATGGATATCTCAATTGGACCCCAACTGTTGGAGTAATCCAAGGTTTATCTGATGAATTTACCTTAGTAATTATGGTGTTTAATAAGTCTAATTCGACAGGAAACACCGTATTACATTGGTCCTCTCCAACTTTATTCTTACAAAGGAAATTCATATCGACCTTTTCCCCAATTGATTTAGCCCGAAGGAGAATAAACAGATAATCGATTTCAAAGAATGTCAGCTTATCAATATCAACCTGTGTTTCAATGACACAGTTTTTAATTACTTGAAGGGTTGTATTGATGATTTCCTTGGGGTCAGTAGATGCCGCAGCCATCAAAAGCAGCTTTTCTTCCTTGACCAAGAACGGCCTAAATTTGATTGTTTTCTTAGTTGATGGTATTTTAACTTCAAACGTTGGAGTCATAATTTGTGGAAGCATAATTTAATCTTTCCTTTTATTAAAAAAGTAATGGTATCGTAGTACCACCGGTGAGTTGATTGTTTGCAAGAGCAAGACCATTTGTCGCAAGAACGAAAGGCGGAGTTAATGTAGAGTCCAAAGTCTGGCGTCTCCAGCGGGTATATGTAAAAGTTACAGTTAAACGATGAAAATTGTCATCGGCCCAAGTAACAGGTTGCGGATTAATGAGAAGAGGATAAGCATGTTCAAGAGTATAAACATATCTCTGTTGAGTACCATCTGAATTTTGAATATCCGACATCTGGTAAATATAGAGGTTCGTATCATAATTGGAGCGATATTCGAAGTCATATGTGTTAGATGGATTAATGACTTCTAACCAATTATCGAAAAATTCCCTTTCAATAAAATTATCCCGACATAGGAAGGTAAGGTTCAAATCGTCATAATTCGTTTTATAGGGTATTTTAAAACCTGGACCATAATATCGCGCATCATCACTCATAAAACCTCGGCCCGGCATCTCCGCAGATTCACAAAGATATGTCAAATCAGCCGCAGAAAATCCTAAACTATTATAATTTACAACTTTGGTTGGTGGAGGAATTACAACAAGAAAACGAGAGGACTTAGCTAGGTCACCATATTTGGTATTGAGACTACGGAAATCATCCATAGTCAAATTTTTAGGAGCGGCTGGTTCAGATGAAGCTATGACAACCATTTAATGTTTCCTTACAAATAGTGCAACAGGAAGTGCAATAGCCTTATCCCATTCATTGGGTAAAATCTCCACAAATCGACTTTGGATATGATTATAAAGATACCGTTTAATCGCGGGCTTAGCCACGTTCATTAATTTAGCCTTTCCTAGGAGGTCATAGGATAATTT